AACATATCTTTTAGATGAGGAGTTAAAGTCTCTTCTAAAGCTTCTTTAGCGTTAGCAATAGCGGCTTCTCTTACAGATTTAGCTTCAGCAATAGCTTGCTTGAATAAATCTTTGTTTGCCATTATTTAAAGTTTGTGAGATTTCTACGATTATTTAGAATCGTAATAGAAAATATTTTTTTTTCATGCAGAAGTATCTGCATATTCTTATATAAATATATAATAAACAAAAAAACCTGACAAAAAGTCAGGCTTAAGTGTAGCGGTGTAAGATTCTTTTATGAATCTAGTATATCTTTGATTTCGTTTTTGAATGTTTCTTCTTTAGTAAGCTTAGTAGTTTCTTCTACTCCTTCTTCGTAGCCTCTACCTTTCTCTCTAGCATGTTTCTTAACAGATGAAAAATCTTTATTGAAAGATTTCCACATCTTACATATTTTATTATCTTTATTAGCCTCGCAATAATCGAATGCTGATAATCCTCCTTTTACAGCAGCAAATAATCCAGCACCATAAGTTGCTAAATATCCTAAGAGCTCTGGTTGGTCCATTACCATTTGAAGAATATCAGTACCTTCATTTACATCTTCTTCAGAAACTTCTACTGTGTCTTCGTTTTTCTTTCTTTTACCATGAGAATGCTCTTCTAAACTTTTGATGTCTAGTTCGTTAACAGGTATGTTTTTCTTAACTCCACCTTCTTTGAAGAATACATCGTAATGTGTTACTTCATGTTTTCCAGTTTCAGAGTTTTCAACTAAAGTATGTTCTCCTGCGATACATACTCCATATCCGTATGTTTCATGCACTACATGTGCTGCACAGTCATGTGCAAAGCCTGGTCCGGCTTCTTCCATATTTTCTTCTTTTCCTTTTTTACCTTCCGCTATAAAGGATCTTAAATCAAAGTTTGTATATTTACTCATGATAATCTTTTTATGTTTATATATAAATATGTTAGTTTTTAATTAAACACCTACTAGTTTAGGTCCTATAGATTTAACTGCTGCTGCTAGTTCAACTCCTTTAATCCCTCCGAGACCGCTTTCTATAGCACCGATAATAGGACTTCCTGAACTGAAAGCACTAACGGCTCCTCCTATAGCACTAGCTCCTGCTATTGCAATGGCTACGTTAAGAAGTACTTCAGCAGTTAGTTTTAATTTTTTTATATCGACTTTACCAGATTGTTTGTCTTTCCATACAGTCTTAGCTACTCCAAACAGCTTTACAACTTTCATTACTATCTTAATATACTTCTTATGAAGAGTGTGGCCATTTTTTTCTATCCAGTTTGAAACAGTATTTTCTCCTTCCTCACTTTTCCCACCACCTTTAAAAAGTTTTCTAAATATTTTCACAATAAACTTTACCACTTCAGCTAAATATTCCATTAACTTAGGTGCTGCTAGAACTGCTCCTACTATAATAGAAACAACAGCTTCATTGACTAATGGTTTTTCTGATTCATGAACTGCATTGATGTCTTCTTTAGTAACTCCCTCTAGTATAAGGTTAAGCTTTTTTTCTTCCTTAACTTCAGTTATTACTTCTTTAACAAGTTCTTTTAGTTGAGATTTTTTCATTATGCTCTCAGTATATCGTTTATGATAGAATCAAGTCCATGGTATTTAGATACTTTTACTTTACCTTCCTGTAGAGCTACAGGGTTCATAAAAGCTCCATGTGTAGATGGATTAGATACAAAATCCCAACAAACTAGTTCAAAATCGTCTTGTACCTCTAAATGGCCTTCATTTGTTTGAGAAACTGAACCGGTACCTCTTGATGATATACCAATAGTGTGTCCTGCTTTGATGATTTCTTTTACGATATTACCAGCCGGTGTATTAAGTAGTTCTACTTTACCCATTAGGTCATCTCCTTCCCACCAAAGGTCTTTTACTACATGAGATGCATTTTTAAGTTCTACTACAGGTTTATCTGGGTGATCTAGTTCTCCAAAAGCATTACCGTTTTTGACGAACTCTTCCATATATTTTTTAGTTTCTCTTTCCAGAATAGGTTTTGCATATACTCTACCATTTTGATTTTCGGCAGTAGCTCTTTGCATTATTCCCTCAACCTCGAATACTCCAGGTCTAGTTTTTGACTCTCTGAGGGTAGATTTAAATGGCGTAACGTTTACTAATAATTCAGCCATATCTTAAAAGTTTGGTGTAAATACTGTTGCTTTAGGATCTTCAGGAGTTTCATCTATTTCTCCAGCTGCTCTTGCTTGTGCTACCATAGCAGGATCTAGTTGTTTTGCTTTAGGTAGTGAGAGATCTTTAGTAAATCCTTTTTTAGTTACAGGACGTAAATCTTGCATAAATGCAGATTCAATAGATGGTCCAATAAATGGTCCTATCTTTAATCCTTCTTCGTTTTCGATACTATCCATATCGTCGTAAACTTTTTGAATCTTATCTCTTACTTTACCGTAAAAAGATTCTACTTCAGTTACAATATTTTCTAGAGAGTTAATAACGCCTTGTGCTCCTGCATAACCTCCAAAATCGTCCATTTTTTGTGATAGTCTGCTAGTAGCTGCTTCGTTAATAACGTCTTCGTTTAATGTCTTCTTTATAATAGATTTAATAGCTTCTTTTAACTGCTTTTCTTTTTCTGCTTGTTTTTCTTTAGCTATATCGTAAGTAGATTTTTTACCAGCTCGTCTGTCTTGATCGTGAGCTTGTTGCATTCTTTTCATTGCATAACTCTCATCCTTACCCATTGCTTTTTTAATAGCTTTGTCTTTAGCAGCCATATAATCATCAGAATCTATATCTCCATCCCCGTCGTGATCTTTACCTTTCTTTTCCTCCATATCATCAGTCATATAACCACCTTCTTTGTATGCGGCCATAAATGATTTTACAAAGTTATCTTGATCTTGTCCTGCATCATGGTGATTCATAGCTAACTCTCTAGCCATTTCTTCTGCATCTTCTAATCCATAGTTACCTAATATATCTTCATTATCTATAAAAGCTATATATCCGTCTTTAGAAGACATGTCAATATCTTTTCCTTTCTCTTCTTCCATAGATTCATAATCGTCAGGACCAACTCCAGGAACCATCTTATCTAAATCAACTGGGTCAGTTTCTATTCCTCTTGTATAATATTGATAGTTGGCAGCAATATATGCTTCAAACTCGGTTTGAATATCAGCTCCATCTAGAAGATCTTGACCATGCATTTTGATGAAATCTTTGATAATACTAGCAGTAACGTCTGGGTAGTCAGTTCTTAAAGCTCCTACTACCTTACCTAATAATGCTTTTTTAGCATCTTCTGACATAGGTGGGTTTGGATCAACTTCTTCTTTTAACGTAGCTTTTTTCATATCGTTAAAAGTATCTTTATCAGCAGCTCCTCTCTTGACTTCTTTCTCTTTGTCTTGTTTATTTACTTTATTAGATTCTCCAGCCATTAGATTAATATAATGATTAGAATCTTTTTCAAGATTATCTTTAGCTTTTTTGGTTGCTTTATCTAAATCATCTTTTTTGATAACATCAGAAGCAGGATCAAGTCCTAAAACTCCAAGTTCTATTCTTACTGCTCTATCTAAAGCATCTAATTAATAAGTTAAAGCTGGTCTATCGTCGTATACTTTTACACCTGAGAAGGCAGGTTTAGCAATCTCGAAGATCATTTGCTTGTTTTTTAGGATTTGAACTGTATCGTCGAATCCATTATATTGAGAGACGTACATAGGAAACTTCTGTCTCATCTGACGTACAAACTCTTTTTTAGCCATTTTGCCTTCTAAAACGGCGTTATATTTTTCTGTTGCGGTTACTTGTCTCATATCTTATAAGTAGTCAAATCCTTTAGTATGTGATGGCCGTTTTGGGCGTTCTTGCTTCTTCCATCCTAGTTTATTCAATGTCTTTTTTGCTCTTTTTCCCTTACCAAATGCAAAGGGGGTAGCATATTGAGCACCTGCTCCTGGGGTAAATGATGCTCCTCCTACGTTAGTAGTATTAGCTTCATCTAACTCTTTCATTACTTCTCTAACTAATGAGACTAGCTCTGATTTTTTCATTACAGAGATTTTAACTCATTAACTAAATCGTAATATTGCATTAAGTTAACTAAATGACTGTCTTTAATCTTATCCTTATTTGATAAAGGTTTAATAGATTTTGCAACTTCATCTAGTTTTATTTTTACTACCTCGTCTTTAACTCTTGAAGATAAGTTTCTAACAGCAGAAGCTATTTTGTTCATTTCTTCATTAACTAAATTTCGTAAACGTGTTTGTGAGTTAACTGAAGTAATAAACTCTTTTAAAATATTTTTTTGTTCAGGGAGTAAGTTTTTATATTTTTTATTGAACTTTTCTAATAGTATCTTAAATGTTAAAAGTTTAAGATCTTTATCATATTTAGAATATTCTTCAATAAGAGTGTCTTTTACTTTCTCCTCGTTTTGTTGAGCAGAGGTTAAGTGCTCTAATATTGTTGTTTTATTATCTATCAATGATTGAGGATTAACAAGATTATCATTATTTTGAGCCTCTAATAGACAATATAAAGCAGCTAGAGGTTTATAATCTCTAACTTGCATACCAAAAAACTCGTCAATCTTATAGTGTTTTTTTATTTCAGATATAAGACTATATTTTTGACTCTTGAGAGATTTTTGATCTAGTTTTCTTGATACTTCTGTAATAGTTGAAACTATAGCTTCAGCTTTAGATTGATTTACGTTTCTATTCTTAGTGATAAACTCATATAATTTATACTCTTTAGAAAGAGAACTTGAGTTACCATAAAACTTTTGTAGTATAGAAACAGCGGCTGAATCGCTATTGTTTAGGGTGTCTGCAGTGATTTGCTTTACAAGCAGTTCAAAGATAAGCCCGGTATTACGGAATTTTGAATGTTTTATCTTCATTATACACGTTTACTATATATAAATATGTATTATTTACCTAAATCTTTAATGTTGTCTTCTTTGAGAAGATCAGGTTCAGACTTAGTCTCTTCTTTAAATACAATATTCTTTAATGCTTCTTTATTTTTATGGTAAACAGCTTGAGTAGAAAGGTTTTCCATTACGTTTTCATTATCCGATGGAAACCCTCCATGCATGCCATCTACTCCTAAAGGATCACGTCCTCCTAGTGGGTTTTGGTTAGTACCGTAAACAGAAGCTTTTTCTCTTGGTCTTCCACCTTCTGGTCCTGGTTCTCCCCATTTAGGTTCCATTTCTGAGTAACCTTGTGGTAGCTCTCCAGGAGCGCCACCTTTTGGTGTTGAAGTAGCTCGTCTACCGTACATTGAAGCTAAATCGTGAGGAGTACCGTAAGTAGTTCCAGACTTAGCAGGATCGTTACCTTCGTTTTCAATCTGTGCTATTCTAAATGCTGTCTTACTATCCTCTCTTACAAGATCTCTTTCCATCATATATTGATCTTCAGACATATCAAATATCTTTTCATAAATGTAATCTGATGAGAACATTTTAGAATCTTTCATTTGAGCTGCTAGATCAACTTTTTCTTTAAGTAATGCAACCTTCTCTTGTTCGAAAACTATTGAAGGAGTTGTTAACTTTATCTCAAAGTTAGTTAGACTTTCTCCTGTAAATCCTTGCGTGTATAAATGTACCAGAGCTATTTTAGTTAACTCTGATTCCATTATTTTTTGTATTCTTTCTACTGTTCTTGCAAATCTAATATCTTCTGCAGCTAAAGTAGCTTTACCTTGTAAATCACCTTCATAGCCGAAGTATGCCTTAGGTATCTTTAATGCAGCAAATAACTTAGACTGTAGGTATTCTACATCTTTTGTACCATCGTATTCTAAACCTTTAGTAGTTTCTATTCTTGTAGAAGTATCTCCTCCTCTTACAGGAAGGTAGAAATCTTCCATCATATTTTGAAGATTAAATCTCAAGTTATATTGACCATCTTCTCCTACATAAGGAGTCTTTTTCATCTGATTAATGGTCTTCTGCATAAACTGCTCTACTTCGTTAGGAGGAATAGCTCCTACATTTATATAGAACATTCTCTTTTCTGGTGCTCTCATTATACGATGTATTAACATCGCATCTTCCATTAATGTAACTTGCTTGTATATTTTTCTACCTGGTTCTAAATAAGAACGTCCATAAGGTAAGTAGTTAGTATCAGATATTAATCTAAAGTGAGCTATTTCGTAGTTATCAAACTCTACTACTCTTTGTTCTCCTTTTCGTTTTGGTAGGTAGTTAGGATGTTGAGAAGAAGCTATACCGTCAGGATCAAGTTGAAATATTACTTTAGAAGGACTTGCAGGATCTTCTCCTTCTCTTCTAACCATATGATAAACTGTATAAGGAAGTACATTATATACTCCAAACTTTTCTGCTACTTCTAACTTAAGAAAAAAGTCTCCATACTTACACATGTTACGAGTCCAAGACCAAAGGTTAAACTCTATATTAAGTACATCGTAGAATAAGTTATAAAGAACTCTTTGAATATTTTCATCTGATGATTTAACTGATAATATTTCGTTTTGATCATTTTTAACTGTTGCTTCATCAGCTATAATATCTAATGCAGAAGCTATTATTGGATCTGAATCCATTGCTTCATAATCAGAATAAAGTTGAACCCTTAATGTCTGATAGTTCAGATTAGGATTAAATATGTTTTTATTATTATAAAGGTAGAGTCTAGTGAACCTGTCTACTAAAGAGTTTGTTTCATATCTTCCTGTAGTCTGTATTTGATTAACATCAGCTACTTTCAGTTCATCTCCTCCTACGTTTCTTATTACTATATCACTAGCAAAAAGTCTTCGTAATCTACCAAAAAGTGAAGTATCCGCCATTACGGTATATATTTATTTATAAATAGATCTATTTTAACAACCATCTGATGTCTTCTTCACCATAGGCTGTCTTAGTAAGATAAGGATTTTCTCTCATATTACCAACGTTTTTCATAACTACTTGATTTTGAGCATTAAGATTGTTAAAAGAAGATAGTTGAGCTCTAGCTAAATCCATACCTTGTTGACGTAGTTTTAAAGCAGTATCTCTAACATATAGAGCAGTAGCACAAGAAATGATTAAATCATCATTGTACCTATCTTGTGCTTGTGGTTTACCGTTTTTCCACACAAATACTCGCATCTCCTGCATTAACCTTTTTGATTGAATCGTAACTGAATGTTCTCGAATGTATTCGATCATCTTAGCTATAACTAACGGACGAGTTCTCATAGACATTGTAAAACCAGGAACGAGTTTATCTCGTTCATACTTATGCATATATGATTCTACTGATTCCATATTAGAAGTGGAACTATAGTAAAGGTTGCGATACTCCCTTTCCAAAACCTGCTCTATTGTTGCCCATCCGATATTAGCATTTTCAACGACCAGCAATGCTTCATTATATTCGGATGCTAAACCTGTTAAAAAGTTACCGAAATCCTTAGGTGATAGCTTACCTCTATACTCGGCTACTTGAACACAGTTCTCTATATCAAATACATGAGCTGCAGAATAGTCAGAAGAATCTCCTCTAGCGACGTCAGCTACTACCATATATGATTTCATATAGTCTACTCCTTCCCATATCCATAAGTTACCATCAACTCCTCTTCTTTCTAAAGGATCCTTTTCATATGTCTGTTCGTAATAAGACATATCATCTGGTTCAAATACAGTATCTCCTGAGGCAAGGAAGTCACAATCACATTCTTGTCCTGCCATTCTAGGTCCAAGATCTGAATCTTGTTGATCTCTCCATGACTGGTCTCTTTCAGGATGCACAGTCCATGGAAGTCTTATAGGTAAAAAACTATTTTCTCCAGACTCAGCTCTTTCCCATGTTTGATGAAACCAGTTACCAATACCATTAGGAGTTGATAGTGCCATACATTGACCACCTGTTGCTAAGGTTTGCTGTGCTGCTGTAAATGTATCTTCTATATTATCTATAAATGCTGCCTCATCTATTAATAGTAACGATACTGCTTCTGATCTTGCAGCATCAGTAGATGATGATTTAGCTTGTACTTTAGAACCGTTTTTTAGTCTTAATGATAGTTTGTTTTTTTCAACATGAGGTAACTTCAACCATTTTGGTAACTCATCATACATAAAGATAACTTTGGTTACTAAGTTTCTAGCAGTTGCTTGAGTAGTAGCCAAAGCAAGAACGTTTTTATCTTTATGAAATAGCATTAGCCATAAACTATATGCTGAAGCTAAAGTAGATATACCAAGCTGTCTTGATTTAAGAGTAATAAGATATTGATGATCTCTAAATAAATGAAGTACTTTCTCCTGAAATGGATAAAGTGCAAATAAGATCCTACCTCTAGTTGGGTGTTGAATATGACAATACTTCTTCATGAAGTACGCCGGATCTTTTGCGCACTTGATATACTCTTGTGCGATTATCTTTTTTATGTCTTTAGCCATAACTTATTTATCCTTCTTCCCCGGCTTCGAAATCTATAGGCTCGTCAGATAAATCTTCTCCACCTTCATCACCACCTAGATCTCCTCCAGCATCATCAGCTCCGAAATCTTCTCCTCCTTCAGCGCCTCCTTCTTCGCCAGGAAAGTCTCCTCCACCGCCTCCACCGCCGCCGGTGTCAGTATCTCCAGCAATATCTTCTTCTCCAGCACCTTTCATAGGAGCTTCTTTATATAGTAAAGCAAGTTTATCTATAGCTTGTTGATAATCAGAAATGTTAGAAAGTAAGTATTTTTTACCTAAGATTTGAACTTCGAAAGTTTTACCAGTCCATTTTAGAATATAGTCTTGACCATTTTTAAGATTAACTCTAAATGAAGTAGGTCTTGGTGATATCCAATCTATTGAATCTACAAACTCTTTAAAGTCTTCAGTTTGTAGTTTTACTATAGCTTGTTTAACTGTAGGAAATTTAGATAAGATAGTATCAGTAGCATCTTCTAATACTGTTTCAGGTCCTGCAGAGTTATCAGGTTCTTCTTCTGGTTGAGGTTCTTCTTCCTCTTCTGAAAGGTCATCCAATAGTGATTCTTTCATTAAATCTTTAAATCTTTTAGAAGGTAGCATACCTTCTGGTTCTATATAAGTTCTAGAACCTTTTGGATCTACATGAGGTCTACCGTAATCATCTGTATCGTCTGCTTCATCTACACCAGGAAAGTTAGTCATGTTTTGCATAAACATATCTTTGTCTTCTTCATCTCCAGGTATATCATCCCTAAACTTATCGATCATATCAGGATCAAAATCTTTTTTAGGAAAATACATAATCACATTACCACTACCATCATCGTCTACGATGTCTGTTATTTTTGCATCAAAAAAAGTTTCTATAGTTTGAGCAAATGAGTTTTGTAATGCTTTGTTGGTTCTAGGAGCTTTTATATAGTAAAGATTATCTGGTGCTTCATTTAACTCAGATATTACTTCAGCGTATGCTTCTAATATAAGATTATGTAGTTGAGATTTCTTCATCTTATCCTTTTCTTAAAGCGTCATTTATTTTTTGTACATGACCTTGAATATACCCAAGATCTGTATTTTGATCTAATCCTATGGTTTTACCTAGTTCATATATATCTGATGCAGTATCAATAGCTTTTTTGTGTAGTGCATCTACTTTATCTTCTGGAGCTCCTTTAAGAGCTATCTTTTCTACAGCAAATAAAGCGTCATGAAGTTTAGCTAGTTCTATAAGTTTACCTTCTTCATTAGAACTTGGTACACCGTCAGTATAATCACCAGCTTTTATTTTATTGAACAAAGCAACTGCTCCTGGACATATATCAAAATGTTTAGTCTGGTATCCATATACGTCTATTTCTCCAACTGCTTCATTAGTTACTGATTCTTTTTTTGCCTCATCATAAACATCAACACTATCTATATCTTTATATTCTATTTCATGTTCTGCTCCATCACTATCTAAAGCAATAACAGATGTAGATCCCCACATCTCAGCATTATCTTTATTATCAGAGTAAGGGCTATAAACAACAAATTCACGTCCATGACGTGTTTGAATCATAGCATCATCAGAATTTTTCATCAAACCTAATAACTTTTCTTTAGTCATCAATTCTTTGAAAACAAGATTTTCTTTAGTAGTACCTTCGTAAGGGTTACCTTGATTTCTACCGTAGTTACCTCCTCCAGCTCTACCGAACTCAAAATCTATTTTAAATTCCTGTCCTATAAACTCCATTACCTCCATAGCAGCTTCGATTTCATCTCCGTCTCCTTGTAAAGCCATTTGCTTTATAACTTCGATAATATCTTCTTGAACACCTCTATATTCGTTCATTTTTTTAAGAGGAACTAAATTACCATCAGCATCGTGTTTGTGAGGTATGCCATTTTTCATTACATACTTCTTTTTAGGTGCAACTGTAGCATCTTTTCTAGCTTTAGCTAAATCAGGTCTTTCTTCTCTACCTTTAGATATCGTTTTACTTCTACCTTGACCAGTACCAAACCCAGTTGCTTGTGCTTCATCAGCTGTAGTATCTAACTCTTGGCCTCGTCCAGTTCCTGCTACTACGTCATCTAGTTCAGCTTCTAGTTCTCTTTTACGAGCTGTATGTTGTCTTAAAGCAGCAACGATTTTGTCTTTCTTATCACCTTCAGCAGTTTTATAATGTTGTGCTAGTTGTTTCATTTTGCCTACTAGTTCATCATATTCTTTTTTAACTGCAGCTCCTGATCTTTCATTTATTGGTACACAGTTATCTACAGTCTTGTTGCCTTTCTTCTTGGTACCTTGTAGTTTGTATCCGTCCCAACATGCTTTGCCGTCTAGTCCTTTTTTCTTCCCTTCTAAAGCTAACTGATCTAATGCTGGTTGCTTTTCTTCTGCTTCTAAATAATGTTGTGCTGAAGAGATAAACTCTCTTGCTTTAATAACCTTACCTTGCCACCAGTGTGGAAAATCTACTTCTCCGTCTGATTTATCATATTTATCTAACTGCTTATAAAGTTTAGCAGCATATACTGCAATATCGTATATATCTTTTTTAAGCATGTTAGGTTCATCATCTTGATGACCTATATCAAGATCTCCACCTTCATGATCCATTTTATCATCTTCCATTTCATCCTCCATCATGCCTTTAGCTTTTCTTGCATCTTTTTCAATAGCATCTTTCTCTCTTTGCATTAAAGCATAAATCTGTTTTATTCTATCTTGATCTTTGGGAGATAATTTTTTCATTCTTTCGTGCTCGGAAGCCTCTTCTGAACCTGGTTTCATTTCTTTTGTTAGTTTTACGTTAGCACCGTCGTCTGCTAAATCTTTAGCTTGTTTTTCGTCATCAGTAAATACCATTCCTTTCTCTGCTTCGTTAAGTTTGGATTGAAGCGACTCTCTTAAAACCTCTAGTTTTTTTGTAGTTTCTTTGACGTTAATAGAGTTATTATTTTTATATGTACCGTCTTTTATTTTCTCCAATGTTAGTTCACATTGTGATAAACGATCTTTTATTTCTTGGTAGGTCATTTGCAAAATGTTTTATATACGTATATAAATAAATAGTCTAAGTATTACTACCATATATTACCTTAAATGGTAACCCTGTTTTGAATAGTGAATACCCTAAAGCTACTCCTTCACCATTTCCTACTCCTCCTTTATGCCCATGATGATCAAAAGAGTTTTTTGTGAAAGGTTCTTTCATTTCTTTAAATATACGTAAAAAATTTGAATAATCATACTTTGGAAACAACATTCTATCTTCATGTATAAGTAAAATATTATTTTCTTTTACTTCTTCCTGTTTAATAATATCTTTAAAAAACTCCCAAAAATAATCATCTTCTGGGGGAAGAGAGTTTAAAGTTCCTTCTTCGTTCCAATATTGAAAGAACTGTATTTTATTTAAATCAAAATCAAACGATGTAAAATCTCTTTCAAGATTACAAAGTTCATCGGCATCATATAGAAGCCCTAAAGATTTATTTTCATGTATTTTATTTATACCGAAAATAAACTTATCAAAGTAGTTAAATGGTTGTTGATTATATTTCTGTGCATTATAACCTTTGAATAATAATGGTTCATCTGTTAGTATATGAACATTAAAATTTTTTGAGAAATCTGTTTCTAAAAACTTTATAACTTTCTCTGTATAAAAATCTCCTACTGCACAAGTAGTTAAAAGAATATTATTTTTTTCCACCTTTCATATTAGCACACCAGTGATACATTTTACCTTTTTCACCACCGTACCTTTTAGCTTTAGCTCTTAATGAAGAAACTGAGCCTTTACAGCTAGCACCTGATTTTTTTACTCTACCAGGTTTAGACTTACCTTTGACTTTACCGTCTTTATAGTTTTCATAAACTTCATTTGGTTCAAATATATCTGCTATACTTTTAAGTATCTTTACATGTTTTTCTTTAAGTAGCGGGTAAAATTCACTTAAAGATCCTCTATCAGTAGTTGCTAGATAAGGGTAAGGTTTTTTTGTATTATCTCCTGGTATTGGAATAAGTTTACCTTTTTTATCAACTACTTTAAAAATAATAATAGAACTATCATATTCTCCTGCTCCTCCTGCTTTACTGAAATCGTATTTATCTTCGTCAAACTGATATTCAGCTACTTGTTGTTCTTTGTAGTTATTCTTTTTTAAAAAATCTGATAGATTATCTTCTTCTATTTCATCTGTTTCATTTTTACTTATATAGAATGCTACATCATTAGCATTTGGAGCATTACCATCTTTAACTGCTGCATCAAAATCTTCTTCACCAAAGTATTCTTTAGCTGTTTTATTCAAATAGTCCATACCTATACCTTCATTTATAGTAGCTTCTTCTCGAAGTACTTCTCTTAAAGCGATAAGCATTTCTTTTCTAGTCACTATCCTCCTTGCTGTGAATGCATCATTAACATTCTTACTATTACTGTAGCTAGTATACCGAATATAATCCAAAGTGCTTTAGTCACACTATCCTTCCATTTTTTTAAATCTTCTATTTCAGATAGTTTATTTCTAAAATCAACTTCATTATCTTGAAGCTCTTTCCTGTATTCTGTATTCTTGTTTGTATTAACAATAACACCATTATCAGGGTTTAATAAAGTATACTTAAGATCAGAGATATTAGTTTTCATATCTTCTAAATCTTTTTGCATTTGCTTTAACTCTCCATTAGGCATATGGGTTTTGATATGCTTAATCTCTGAAAGTAAGTTTTCTAAAAGCTGTTTCTGAGTCATTGTTTTTATATATAAATATTACATATGTTCTTTTAAGTAACCTAGATATGTTTTTAAGTTTGAGGCTACCTTCTTTTTGATATCTTCATTAGATTTCCAATCTTCAACATCCCCTTGTTCAGTAACAAAAGACATTTGTTCATTTACAAAATCTTGTACCCAATCTTCGATATCTTTAGCAAAGTTTTTAATATTTCCTTGCATCATTTTCTTCTCATACTCTTCAAATAAACCTGCTTTAGTTAAATCAGCTTCCATTTCAACAGTACAAGGATCAAAACAGAACCCATGTATTTTATACATTTTTTTAGCTAAGTGATGTTTCATAGGTCCTCCACATTTAGGACATGTTAAAGGGACTCTAACAGCTTTTTTTGCAACATCTAACTTAGTAATATTTTGTTTAAGACCATTTTTAATAGTCCAAGTTTTACCAGACTCCTCCCATATATCACCTTCTTCGTGTCTTTTATAAGATTTTTGATACCCAGTTTGTAGTTTAGTTTTTTTAGTAAAATCTTTATTAACTAGGTTTCTTGCTCTTTGTATGTCTGATTCTTTAAACTCTTTTTTTAGTAGAGATTCACTCATAACCTAACTCTTGTAGTTTGTTTATAACATGGTCAACGTTTCCGTCTTTACATCTAATAGCTATACCGCCTCTAGAAGCCCATTCATTTATATTTGATTTTTTGTCGTCTATTAATATACTATTTTCATTTGCGTATCTTTGCTTATCAGCTGAGTATGCAAATATAACTTTTGGTTTAGGAGTAAGGTTATTTCTTACCCATAAGTTTTTTCCTAATCTTGATTGATTCTCTCTTGAAGGTGATGTAAGTAAATCAGGTTTATATGGTGCAATAAAGTTCCATAACCTTTTTCCTTCAGGCATCCAATCCATTCCTACCCAAAATCTAACTCCTACTTCACCATCAATAAGGTGCCAAAAGGCAGCTTTACCTTTTTCTTTTTCATAATCTTGAGGATGCATTCCTGTAAAATGATCAAATCTAGATTCAAAATCTGTTAATACTCCATCCATGTCACAATATATCTTGTAAGGTAGAGTAGGTTTCTCTTCTTTAAGAGGATAACCTTCGTTTAAAAGTTGTTTAAGTGATTCCATAACCGTTTTTAGTTTTATCTTCCCAGTTTCTAAATGTAATATTGCCAACTAGGTATGCTTCTTTTTCAAGTTCTAACAAAGCATCTGATTCATTAGTATCTGATGTTTGTATATTTCCCATTCTTCCTTCTATGTTTTGAATATGGTGAACCATTTCGTGAGTAAAGGATCTCATTACATCTTTAGGATGTCTACCTTCAACATATAAAACTACTTCTTTAACATTTGGGTCATAATAAGCTGTTCTACCAAAAAAGTCTACAGACTCAGCAACTTGTCTTCTTATTTTTACTTCAGGTAATGGCTGTATATTCATACCTTCATCTATCATATATTCTAATATAGAAGCCATATATGGAGTAAAGTCAAAGTTTTTACTGTCTTGTTTATTTGATAAACCAACTTTTATATGATCTTGATGGAATGATACTTCAATTCCGTCAGTCTCAACTTGATTTTTTACCCTATTATAAAGAGTAATAAGTTTATGACGATCATCTGATCTTATTACTGATCTGGGTGCAATAGGTGTACCAGAACTACCTTCAGGTATAATCTTTCCTGGTTTTGGTAACTTTTCTTTGAACCATGCATCGAAAAGATCATCTACTTTATCCTTCATTACTTCAGATATAATACTCTTTTTTAACATGTTCATTATTTTTAATATTTCTTTTCTATCTATTTCCTTAGGAAAAAAATCTAATACTATATCTAAGTTACCAGATAGAAGTGATTTTCTAAAATCAGTAGCTCTTATATTATCTTTTGCTCCTGAAATGATTAAACCTTCAACGTTAGTTCTATTCTTAAAAATAGTTATACGTCTAAGGTCTCCAAAATCATCTTCTGATCTTATACCAGTGACAGCATAAAAATGTTCTTCTGGATTAGATTTTGCATATTCATTTGCTGCTTTCATAGGATTACTATCTCCTAAAACAACTTCTAATCCTGGAAGGTATTTACTATAAATATCCCATACTGCTTTTGCTTCGTTAGGAGAAATGCCACTACGTTCTCCTCCACCTATAAATACTACTACTTTTCTAATAGGTTCTACTACTCTATCAACCTCTCTAAGGGTGTCTAATCCTATTTCTTTATAGTTGGATATATCATATACTTTACCCTTATGAGAACCATTAAGAAGTCTTTTAGCGACTTCAAAATGTCCTTTATGAGGTGGTTTAAATGCTCCTGGGTAAAGTGCTACTGCCATTATGATAAAAAGTTTTGTACCTTTTGATCTATTTCTCTAGGTGTTGAATGAATAAGTTTTTCTTGAAAAAGAGGATCATAAAGATCATCTGCAATACTATCTAAAGTATTTTTATTTCTAGTAGCTGCATTTTCTTTTTCTCTACGGTGTGATGCAAGTTTCTTCTCCATTTTTTCATCTCCAGGTCCTGTACCTTTCTTTCTATACCAATCTGTAAAGTATTTTCTTAAAGCTCTATCTTCACTATAGTCTTCAGTATCATAGTCTATACTTTTTACAGCTTTGTAAAACTCTTGTTCTTCTTGATCAGACATTTCATATGGTTGTCTAAAAGTAGAACCTTGTTCAAGTCCAAGTTTAGCTGTAAGCTTTTCTAAGTAGTCAGATATACCAGCTGCACCATTTTTTGCTGCAGTATTAAACTCTTTTATATATTTATCAAACTCTCCTCCTCTATCGTTAATAAAAATAGAAAGGTTACCTTTTAACATTTTATTATAATCATCTATCAACTTATATACGTTAGCCCAAGTTGAGAATACAGCGGAAGAAGGAACTCTTCTTTTACGTTTTGTATTACTAATAAATGCTATAACAGGGTGAGTATAAACCATTACCATATACACATCGTATCCTTTATCTAAGAACATTTTAATCTTAGATGGATTAGAAGCAGTGGTATCCCAAACAAAGCTAGTTTTGTCGTCTGCCAGTGCTGCGGCTTCTTTGTTGGCTAGAGCTACTCCTGGGTTGAGTTTGTTGTATGCGGGGCTGTCCGGATCCTCCACGTATTTGTCTGGGTTGACTTGGTGGAGTGATCCTAGATCTAGTTGGTTGAGTAGGTACGACTTGCCAGTTCCTGCTCCTCCCGCCATTACTACGAGTTTGGGTCTGTTGCGTTTCTCTAGGATTAGTTGTGTAAGTTTCATTTCTTCTTCCTTGGTTTATTCTAATTCTTGGTTGTTTTGGGTTTGGCAAAACTCCCGGTACGACTCCAGGTCTTGGAACATTTTTAGGTTTAACTTTCGGTCTAACAGGTGTGCCATAATAACGAGGAGTATTATACCAATAATTATTATTAGGTGTGTTCCACCAGTAGTAGTTCCACCTCCAAGTATAATCGTATCGCCAGTTGTTCCAGTACCAGTTATTATTCCAGTTAAATCGTGTGTAGTTATCATATCTATCTCTTATAAAATCTTTATAAGGTACTGAAATGGTATCACCTGCTTCAGTTAAAGCTAGTATACTCTTTATCTCATAACCTTTATTAGTCTGCAGAGTGTAACTCCCGCAACTATATAAAGATAGTAAAAATAAAGCAAATATCCAACTTTTCCTCATAGTTTTATCGTACTAGGGTAACTATTATAAATAGGTTCAGTTACTGGGTTCTCTAATGCATAGAGTTTGTAGACTAGTTTGAACAGTTCAAAGTTTTTATCTATATCGTCTATATTTACAATCTTCCATCCTTTACCTTGATATACTCCTTTTCTTTTAGAAGGACCTCTTGATTGAGCTTTCAACCATATTATACCTGTTCTTTCTATTTTTATATCTTTACTTTCACCTAATGCTTTAGCATAAGATGCTAACTGAAGATCGTATGATTTATGTAAAGAGTTAGAAGTTTTTATATCTAAAAGCCATACTTCGTTATCCATCTTCACAACTAAGTCAGCTGTTCCTGCATACTTATGCTCATCTGACCATACAAACTCCTCGGAAGATAAAAGTTCTGGTTTATAAGTTTTCCAAAAGTCAGCAAACTTAAGAATCATTTCCCATACTATCTGAGAGTATTTTGCATTACCATAATCATCCATCCAAGATACTTCATTTCCTTTTACTAACTCTTCAGCTGCTTCGTGAACTTGAGTACCTTCTTTTCCTGCTCTTTTCATTATAAGATCGGCGCTATGCCCAACGTCTTTGAGCCAAGACTCAAAAAACTTATTTTTGGGCATGTATTGGAGTATAGTTGTTACGGACGGGTAATATACTCCTTCGCCTCTCTTATAAACTCTTCTATCTAAAAAGTTTATTTGTTTAAGTTCTGCATTGAACTCTAATCTCTTCTTCTCATTTTGTTTGAGAATATTCATACCTTGTTTTATCATAGGTCTAGTTTATGCAGCATGATACCTGATATATCAAGTTCTTCTGCTGTCTGTATTAGTTCAGTAAAAGCTCTGAAGCCCATTTGTGATGGATCCTTATGTGGTAGATTAACTAAGAATACTCTTTTACCTTGGTTAAGTAGTTGTTCGGCTATTTCTAAAGCTCTATCTCTTGCATCAGTATCTAATGCGACATAGACGTCTTTAAGTGGGCTGGTTATTATTTTTTTGTATAAAGATGTGGAAAGGCTTTTACCTAATATAGGAATAGCATTTCGACGAATAGCCATTGCATCGAATACTCCTTCACACAAAATAATAGGTTGGTTCCAGTTGATAAAGTTTTCAAAGAATACTATGTCTTTGGAAGCTTCTGGGTTTTTGTATTTAAAATAGTTGCCATCATAAGCTCGTGCAACAAAAAAGTTGAGTTGATTGGATTGAGAATAACTTGGGATAATAACTCGTCCTCCATACTCTCCAGTAGTTGTGTATCCAATCCCATATTTAATAAAATCATTATCGGTAAGTCCTCTTTCATATAGGTATTTTCTTACTAAGTTAGCTACCACAGAAGTAGTAGATGCTGAATATAACGATTGATACTCTTTAGGGAGTTCTAATATAGATATACCTTTATATTCTGTTCGAACTCCTTTTGGTAAATATTTTAAAATCTCTGCAGCTTGATCTCTTGGTGTTTTTAGTTGGTAAAGTAAAGAACGAATAGTTCTTCCTCTAGTTTGACACACCCAACACTCCCAAGGATTTTTTCCTTCTTCATTAGTGGCCATGTTAATCTCTAACTTTGGCTTATGGTGATTGCAAAAGGGACAATGAAAAGCATAGTTATCTCTAGCTCTCTTGTGGCTTTTACCCAATATATTTTCAATGGATCCTAAAAGGAAAGTATAATCCATATAACCAGTCCGTATCTTTTAAGAAAGATAAGAACTTTATTTTTATAAAACAACTTATATTTCGTTATTTTGCAAAAGGTCACCAATAGCAGCTGAAACTGTTTGGTGAAGTAAAGTTCTATTATCTATATCTAAATATTCTTGAAGTTTGTTAGTAATAGCTTCAGCTAACTTAGTAACATCTTCAGAAGATAGGTCTAGTTGCTCTCGTACAACGAGTTTTTTATTCTCTAATATGATTTTTGATAACTTCATATTGCAAACTCAAATTTTATACTTGGAAAAGATTCACTATCATCATCATAATCGTAAAAGTTAGCTCCGCCTGTTATTTCAAATCCTTTGGCAGTTAAGAAGTTTTTCATATTTTTATAGATTCCATTTCTAAGATCTTCTTTTTGGTGAATACTCACCTTACCTCTAGCATGGTCTCCGTTAGAGTGTTGTATAATACTAACAAAGATATCATCTCTATTGTAAGTATCTCTCATCTCAGCTTCTAACTCTTCAGCTTCGGGTTTGAATCTTGTCCAATAATCTTCTAATATTATATTACTTAGCTTCATTTTATCTTCCTTGTCCTCTATATCCTTTTTTATAGTTTCTAGAGGTTTTTAACTTTGACGATTTAGACTTAGCATGTACGCCTGGTCTTTTTCTTTTAGGACTACCTGCGTAGTTACCTAGAGTTAATCCTTTTGCCATATCTTTACAACTAAATCATCAGTTCCTTTTATCAAACGATGATAGGTTTCTTTTGGTATAAATAGTTTGTTTTCTGTTAATCTCTGGGGAACCTCATTATCAAGTTGGAACATCCAATCAGTTTCATGCATAGCTTCAACCACACGGTCTTTCTTATCTCTATGCCATACAAGTTCGTAAGTAGGAGTATTTCGAGAGAACTCTCTTATTATAAAACCGTCTTCTTTTTTTTCAGAATAAGGTCTACCAGTAACCTGAGAAGTTTGATCCGCCACCTAATGATTTCCAATAACGGCCTATATTACAAGACCAATAACCTGCTTTTGTTTTATCTTTCTTTTGAGCACATTTATGACGAGCTGCGAAAGATGCTCTAGCTCCTCTTTGCTTTAACTTAACTGAAAGACCAGTATCACCGAATGATACTTTTTTAACGTTACCTTTCTTTGACTTAACATAAACGTAGAACTTTTTAGATCCACCTCTTTTTGGTTTGTTAAGTGCTACTTTCTTACCTCTGTATTCAGCTTCAGGAATATAATCAACTGATGCTTTTAGCATATCAAAGCCTGAGTAATCAAATGTTTCGTTTTGTATTTCTACAGCTTTTCTAAATGCTTCCATATTAATAGTACCGCCGATTGATTCGACAAGCTCTTTAACTAGATCATAATCGATCATTTCGTCTATACTCATAGCTTCATCAATCGTTTCCTCGTTTTCGATCATTTCATCAATCATGCAGCCTATTTCAAATAAAGCATTCTTATCTGGTGATACCATAGGTAAGTCTAATGGTACCTTCATTCCATTATAATCTCCGTATTCACCAATGTCAGTACTTTCTAAAAGTTTCTCATCTTCTTCGTTTAACGTAATATAACCGTCTCTCCATGCGTCTCTTGCTTCAGCAAATAGTTGTATAAACGCTTCAGAGTTATAACGGTAGACATTCTCATGTAATGTCAGTCCATTATCTATATGGTATTGTAGTGAAGGGAATCCGATAAGTTCTTTTATTCTAATCATCTGTTTTCATTTCAGGGTGATATTGAAGTTTTATTATCTTAGCATCCTTAGAAACTGATTTACCGTCTATTATTACTTCTATAGGGTAAGGTTCTAAATCTTGAGCCCAGTACGCTACATCGTAGCTTCTATCTTTATTACTAGTTACTAGAAGACCTCTGTTGTATTCATCATCTTCAGCTTGCAAAGCTACTTCTTTATCGATAGGTAAAATCATTTCACCTTTCAACTCTATTTTAGTATCTTCGTATTCGTTAAGTAATATTTTACTTAGTTTCATTGCTAAAATCTTTTCTATAAAACTTTCCTAGTATATTGTCATTTATATACTGATGACTATATGTCTCTAGGACGTCATTTATAAATAGGTGTTTACACTCATAATATGTGAGAAGCTTCTTACTAGGGACTAAGTCAAGTATTCTACGTTGAAAATCTTTTGATAGATCATCCGAATCTTTTACAAGTTGTTGTATTTTAGGATGAGAGCCATAATAGTCTTTCCAATCAGACTCTTTTATGACTTTTTGTTTAAGTGGGGTACGTCCTCCGATACCTTTTGCTTTTCTTTCTTCTCTTAAAGCTTCTAAAGCTTTTTTACCTAACTTCTTATTTCTTTCGAAAAACAATACTTTCTTACCAAGGTACTTTAAACCGGAGGGTTTATGAAAAACCTCATAAATAAATCCGTAAGTGCCTTCTGGGAAGTCTGATATATCGTTGAAGATCCTACCCTGGTAAGTCCAGGAAGGGTATGTCATATCCATATAAGTTGGTTTCTGCCGCTAGAGCTTTGACTTTAGCTCATCTATTTGTAACTGTTGCTCTTTTATAGCTTGTATTAATAACGCGACGATTTTTTCATAACGTACTGCTTTGTACCCGGTATCTCTATCGACTACTACTTCTGGCAGCACTTTTTCGATTTCTTGAGCGATAACACCAACATCATGACCGCTATGCTCAGAACTATTATTCCAATCAAATTCATATCCTCCTATTTGATTTATCTTATCTATTGCACTTCCTATTACAGTAATATTATCTTTTAATCTTTCATCAGAAGAATAATAAGCTGTTATATCACCTGTAGCAGAAATGCCTCCTTCAATATTAATACTACCACTACCACTGATATTATATGTATTAAGATCTAAAGTACCTCCTAGTTGGGGTGAAGTATCTTCTATTATATTATTAATACCTGAGCTTCCTGCAGAAGCAAAAGCAGTATGTGAACCACTTACAACACCAAAGTAAAGATGTCTGTCGGTGTTATAATAAAAGTCTCCATTAGATGTTGTTAAACTACCTGTATCAGCATTTGCATAAGAGTTTATTCTAAACAATGCATCTTTAACTTGTACAAAGTTAGATGCACTTAAAATAATATTGTTTGCTGATGTAAGTGTTGGAGTACCTACTCCATTGATAGCATTAAACTGAGTTGCGCTAACTGATCCAGTAACATTAACTGAACCGGTTATATTGTGTTTATTAGATAATAAAGAACCTACATTAATATTATCTAGTACAGTAAGAGAACCTGATAGTGTATCAGTAGTATTTTTTAAGTATGTATTTTGGATTGATGCTGATGTAGCTAGTTCTACCCAAGCTCCTCCATGAGCAAACCATGCTTTACCTTCAGCATGAGTATGAGCAAACATACCGTGATATGTTCCTGCATTTGGTAGTGAACCTGTATTATCGTAATGGAATCTTATTTTACTACTTTGACCTTGTGCATCAACTGTTCCTGTAAGAGTACTACTACCTGATTGATTTAAACTTCCGGATAAACTGTAGTTACCAGTTTGATTAAGATTACCGGTTAGAATAGTATTTCCTATAGTAGTTTGATTACCAGTTAAAGTATTGTTACCTAACTGAGTAGCTGAACCTGTAAGTCTATGGATACCATTTATTAGTACTCTACCTATAAAATCATGAGAGTCGTCTGAGGTATCTCCAAACTTATTTGATCCAGATGAATAAGATACAGATGATGATACTAAAGATACATTGTATTGTTGAGCAGTTAGTACTCCGTTTACAAGCATATCACCTTGTACATCTACATTTCCTTTATGATTGTAAGTACCTGTAACGTATAATATACTTGAAGTATAATCGAACTTAAAGTCTTTAGATGCAGTAACAAACTCACCTGAACCAGAAGGTCCATTACCTTCTTTAAGTTGTATATATCCGTCATTACCTATAGATCTTGGCATTGGTAGTTTAACTGGTTGAGCTAAACTTTGAGACCTATGTAACTCTAGAATATTTCCATCTACAGAAGCAGAGTAGAAAAACTCTCTAAAGTTTAAATCTAACTCGTCATGAGTTAATGGTGATCCTTTTGTGCCTCTAAACGTTAATGCCATTACTTATTCTTTTTTAGTTCTTCAACTTCGGCTTTTAACTCTTTTACTGCTTCAATCAATACACCTACGATGTTACCGTAGCTTACTGAAAGATAGCCTTTATTATCTTCAGTAACAACTTCTGGTAAGACTTTTTGTATTTCTTGTGCTATTACACCAATGTCTTTTTTACCTCCCATTTCAAAACTAACTCCTCTGATATCTGATATTTTATCTAGAGCTCCTTCTATAGGTTGTATATCTGATTTTAATCTTTCGTCTGATATTTGATTGAACGAACCTATTGCACCTATACTACCTGATACGGTAAGTTTATAAGTCAATGGTAAGTCAGTTGTTTCGTTTACATTTATACCTATACTACCACTTGGGTCTACAATAAATCCTGCTTGAGTAGTAATAGAGCTGCTTCCAGTATAGAAAGCTATTCTTTTATCTGCTCCAGGGGTAAGACCTTTTAGTAATGATACTTGATGAGCAGTATTAGTTACGGGTACAGCAGAACTACCAGTATAATGTAGGTTCAGTACTGTCCCATTATTTGAAACTGAGCTTGAATAAAAGAAGTTACCAAGATTGGTATCCATCTCACCGTATGTTAACGCTTGTCCTTTATTTGCTCTAAATGTTATTGCCATTATAAATCTATTTTAACGACTAATGTCATATCTGTATTAACCGGTTTTGGAACAGGTCTTCCTGTTTTTGCTACTGCAATAAGCTGATTTGCATCGTTATACAATCCTATTGTAGTAATGTATGGAGAAAAAGCACTACCTGTTACATTTGATGCTACTACTCCATCTGAACCTGTTACCGCTGAAGGGTTATAAGTAAAGTTCATTTCTGAATCTTTTACCTTACAGTGTACATTATATGTATAAATAGGTTGATTTGATTTCCATCGCAACTTATGTCTACTATAAGTACTTAAATATCTCGCTGTATCAGGGTCAGTTATTATAGCTAGTCCTTGATTATAAATAATATCACCAACTATTTTTTTAGGATTTGTATAACTCTTTTCACTACCACTGTAGATTAAGTTACCGTCACCATCATCTATTAGTTCTAATCTTTGTTGGTCTTGATCTATATCTACATATTGATTAGTTGCAGTTTCTGCTACATATACACTTTCCGATACTAAAAAATCTTGAGTGTTAATAGGATTACTATCATACCAATACCCAACTCTTTCTATATAATCATTTAATCCATCTTCTTTTCTCCCCATATAGTCAGCAGAAATATAAGCATCTGTATTACTTTGTAAAGGGGTTATACTTACTGTGTTAGGTTCTATATGAGTACCAAAAACATTTTTACCGAAAGATATTACTCCTACCTCAGTTTGTAGATGTCTTGAACCACTATATGTTAGAGAAGTTTGTAGTGATAGATCTCTTGAACCAGAAAATATTCCATCGCCTGTTCTATCAGCATAAAAGTTATGATTAATACTATCAAATACTAATGATTCATATCTTCCGTTATGAAGATCTAAAGGATAAAAATAACCCGGTATTACTGAACCTGAAAACCCTCGTAACGTTTCTATATCATAGTTAGATAGACTACCTGTAACCTCCCATTGTTTCTTGGCTACATAGTCAGATACAAAGACATCTTGACGATTTAGTTTTTTGTAGGTGCTCATTCATTAATAATCAAGCTTGATTCTAACGAGTGCTTCTTTAGTAAAGTCTTTTAAAAGTGGTCTTGAAAGTTTAGCTACTGCAAGCAGATCGTTATTATCATTATACAAACCAACAGCAGTAATAAATGACTGTGGTGAGTTAATCATTACGTTATGACGTATTTCGCCTGAACCAGTTATTAAAGAAGGGTTAGTAGAATAGTTAAACTCTGCATTTCTAGCTCTAACAAATATAAAGTTAGATGAAATAGTTTCTTCTGATTGTAATCTAAAGTTAGGTTCCCTAGCTAGTAGGTCATAAAATCTTCTAGTATTTTGAGCTGATGCTGGGTTGTTTTGTCTGTTTATTGACATTCCTAATCCACCAGCGGCAAGAGGAGCATCTAAAGCTACTCCATTAATAAGTATTACTCCGATATCTGGTAAAAACTTACCATATGATCCTGAACCGTTAGTAAATCCATCAGAGTTTTTAGCTCCAGCAGAAATATTACCAACTGAACCGCTTATTAGTTCATATACTCTTCCAGAATCAGAAAATGTAGTAGTGGTAATAAGTTTACTATTATCAGTTAATCTTACTGAGCCATTACTTCCTGATAGATTAAGTACAAGGTCTAATGAACCTGGTAGAAGTTTTTCTCTATATCTTGCTCTATCAACTGATATTACGTAAAAGTATTCAGATGTTTGAGTTCCAAAAGTAAAATCAGCTTCTTCGTCTCCTAAGACTAGGTTTCTATACTGACCATATAATACAGCAGAAGGTGATTTACCAGGTACGTTTACATTGAAGTTTAACGAACCGGAACCTTTTTTATCTGCATATCCTATAGCATACTGTACTCTTGAGTTAGCTAAATCAGAACCTGTTTGGTATATGTTGTAATAATAATCTCCTGATACACCACCTATTTGTGTTGATGATGTAAAGAAAGTGTTAAGAGTAACAATGTCACCAGTCCAAACTGGAGCCGTTACCGACTCTGCACTTATTACAACATCTTCTTTATCAAATCTTTTATATGACATTGTTAGTTAGTTTTAGTGATTGTTACTGGTACTGTTATCCTTGCTCCTGAATCTCTTCCTACTACTGTGATTGTAGTCTGTAATCTATTTCTAGTACCAAATAAAGTATTAACTGTTGTTGCAGTTAAGTTTACTGATGTGCCGATTACTGTTCTTGATACGTTAGTTCCAAGTGTAGTAGTAGAGTTAAGTTTTTCTGCTTCTTCTGTATTGATACCTACCCCAGTATATGAGTTAAGTACTCTAGCATCTGCTATTATAGCTGTATATCCATTTGCTTCAAATGTTGAAGTAGCTCCTTGATAGTTAAGAGTCTGTGGTGATATAGCTAATTATGCTCCTTGTTTCAATGTTACAGAAGAATATCCTATATCTAAAACTGGAAGTTTAGAAGTCCCTCTAGGTAGAGTAGTGAGCTTATACTTCATGATTTGAGTTTCATCAGGAAAAGCTTCTAATAACGGCATGTTTTCTATTGCTTCACCGTAGAGAGCTGAACCTGATGGATGTACGGGATTATAAAGTGTATAATCTATTTCATCATCCGATAAGGCAAACTGAGTAATTTTAAATGAACCATCGCCTCTTGCTAAAAGCTCTCTACCTTTTTTAGTCAGTATGGCATCAACGGTTATTATCGAATTATTTAAGTATCCCATTTCTGTTTATGTTTATATATAAATATGTTAGTATTTCATTTATGTTACTGCGATAACTCCTCCGAGCTCGTTAGTTGTGTATATTTGACCTTTATCTACTGAATAGATCTTACTATTTACAGATCTTACAAATCTTGTACCTTGTTCTGTTTCTAAAAAACTACCTGATACAGGGAAGTTTGAAAATGCTTTTGTTGGGTGAGAACCTGATATTATAGTATCAAAAAATATATTTTCTACTTCTCTATCAGAAAGCTGTATTGCTCTGATAGTAGCATCTGATGAATCATTAGGATGAACACTTCCTCTAAACTCTTTCAATGCTAATGCAGGATCGTTACCTGGTATACCTCTAGTCAATACTTTACTTTCAAAAAAATCTTCATTAAACTCATAAAAGTTACCTGCTTTTGATGTTCTAGTACCTTCATATCTACTTGATACAATACCTACTTTAGTATAAGAACAATTTTGTAGTTCAGCTCTTTCTGCTGATTGAGATATAATGGCATTGTAGTTAGAAGGTAGATCTGCTGAACCTGATAATGCTGTTATTCTATCAACTACTCTATTAGTATCACTTAACTTACTTCTTGCACAGTTACTTAGAAGTACATTATAGTCATTATTAATAAATGATACTGATACATAAGGTACGAAAATAAACTCAGAGTTCAAAACTTCTGGGTTATTATCAAAGTCTAATGTGGTAGGAAGTGAGTTTATTACAAAATCTGTAAGAGTAAAAAAATAATAACCATTTCTTTTTTGTCTACCTAATACTTTAGATTTTACTATAGTACCACTGTGTACACTAAATCTAAACTCATTTACTTCTTTTAATGCTGGTTCTATATATTGAGAGTTTTTACTTGTAAAAGGAATAGATATACCTTTCACTGTATACGGAGGAAAAGACTCAATGTGAGGATATGAACCAGATACGCTACTACTTACTAATAAGTTAGCGTTACCGGTGCCCCAGCTAGTTGGATTTGCTTTTATAAACTCTTGTAGTGTCATTTTTAACTAAATCTTGCATAATAGTTAGAACCAGATGCTGTTTGAGTACTATAATAAATATTCAATACTGAACTAGTTGTAATCAAATGAGTAGCTCCTGATGATGTTGGGTTAGTATACCACCCATCAAAGTTACCTCCTGGATAATATGCTGCAGTACCTTGAACTGTAAAGAATGCATATGTGTTGTAGTCATGTGCAAACGTAAATGATCCACTAGTTTGTGCTACAGTATTAGGATAAGTCTTCTCTACAAATCCATCTGCTGAACCTGTAGCGTAAATATTAAATACATCTCCTAAATATTGAGCAACTAATGTTATATTACATGAAGCAGGAATAGGTTCTGATAGGTTAAAGAAGGTTACGTCAAACTTAACAATAGGTTGCGCAGTTTTCTTAAATGGGTTATCTCTATTAATATCAGGGGAAGTGTTTACTGCCAAAAGATTTGAACCTGAAAACTCTCCGTCTACTTTGTGTCTTTCATCTGATATGCTTCTTGGTACAGGACCAACTGCTCCTTTTAAAATATAATCATAGTTAGTGGTAGAACCACTTACAAACGCTCCTGCATCACTACCAGTAATCTCAGATACATCTATTGAACTCGTATATTGTTTTTCTTCCCAACTTACTTCAACTTGTTTAGCTTTACTTCTATTTAACGAATGAGGTTGTATTACTATTCCTGTATTTACATTAGATCTTGCAGGTACAAAATCTCTTATCATTCTAAATAAGGAGTTATCAAAGTACTTTATAATATGTACAAACGCTGTTGGGTCTGCAAAGAAATCATCTCCTTCCCAAAAACTATCCCAATCTTTCCATAGTAATACTAAATCCTCCCAAGAAGGAGTATCATTAGTAATCATTGAAGCTATTCTATTAAGCTTATCATATGATCTATTGTACTTATCTCCTGGGTCGCCTATAAAGTTATCTATATCAAATGAACTTGTTAAGTGTAGTTTAACAAAGTTCTCAGCCATATCATTATAGTTAAAACCTACTTCAACTGTATGAATATCGTCTGAATATTTTTCTCGCTCAGATACTACTGATGTATATCTAGATAAAGTACTACCTGTGGCAATACTCCCTGTTAAATCTAGTCTTATTTTATCTATTGATGAAGTAGTATGAGTATAAGGTCCTAAGTATCTTGTTCTATCAATAGCAGCTCCTCCAAACTGTCTTATTTCTAGTAATGATGATGGTACACCAAAACAGTTTATTAACGCTCTTAAACCTCTTTCAGTACCTTTAGCTTTTGTTAATAAAGGTAAGTTATGATATATTCTTTTATAAACTTCTTTTTGATAGTTGTCTATACCGGTAGGTTGTAAGTTTTCATTACTTGAGCCAGATAATATAGTTACTACTTCTGATATTAACTCACTACCTGTTGCTGGTGTTTCTCCAACTAATAAAGAAAATAGGTTACCAGTAGTTTGATTATTTTCATATAGTTTTACCCCAAAAGACTCTATCGCATCTTTAACTAAATCTTTAGATAGTCCGAAATCTAACCTATTATCTGCATCATACTTATCTGATACTGCTTTAAAATATATCCAAAGATTATCAAAATGTTGACCAATCATGCTAAGGAACAACATGTATGGTTCGTTATTAGTATCCTCTCTTAAGAACATTGGGACTGTTCCGTCAAGGTTATCTGGGTTGGTATTATCGTAAGCTTCTGCTAATACTAGTTGATTATTATACCAAGTAGATCCTGAGGTATGACTGCTTGCGTAGTTATTATACGGTTTAGATGAGTTAGATTTAGGCCAAGATGTACTACCACTACTAAAGTATAAATGTCTATCGTAATGATCAAAGTTTCTTACTATTCCATTTATTAAACCTTCGTAGTATTCAGCACTACCGCTTGCATTGTTACTTACATATCCTGATTGACGAATAGTATTTATTGTACTTTCATGGCTCTTTATAAGATCTAACTTATATCTAAAGTTTCTTAATCTTTCTTCTGCAGATGAAAAATGAATATAGTTTGAATATTCATCGTATTGAATGTTTATTTCAGCTCCAGATTTATTAAATAGTGATAAAAGTTCGTAGTTACTACCTGTTACTGGGTAACTAAAAAGTTCGTTATAGTTTAAATATTCAGTAGGAGTAGCTGTTTCACTATCAAGTTCAACGTTAAAGTTAGGACCTTTTAGTTTTGTAAACTTTTCTTCTTCACTTATAAGATCTGCTTCTACTTCAAATCCAAATGAATCTGCTATTATTTCTTGTACAGTAAATATACTGTTAGGTTTTATAGAACCATTTAATGGTTCGTATAGTTTAAGTAGAAGAGCTGTTCCTTTATCAGTTTTTTCTTGACTTACATTTACTCCTTTTACTTCTATATTATCTTCGAACTTTAAAAAGAAATCAGGTAGAAAGCTATTAGTATCTACTTCATTTTTAAACGTACTTATTAATGATGAATAGTCTTTATCAGTAAGTTCATTAGTTAGAGCTCTTATTTCAGTTCTATCTGCTGAAATACTTTCGATAAAGTGTCTTATAGGTTTTTTAGTATCAGAAAATATATCATCAGTAAATGAGTATACAACTTTTACATCACCAGTACCAAAGTCATACTTAACTACATCTTTAGAAGGCTCTACAGTTAGTACTGAAGAACCGGTAGTTATTGCTCCTGCACCTGCTCCGGTTAAACTATAACCTCTATAATCTGCATCTTCAAATAGTAAGTCATCATTAAGAGAGAATATTTTAAGATTAGCTACGTTTTTATTAGAATCAAATAGAGAGTTTACAGAAAAAGAGTCAACTAGCTTTTTTTGACCCTCTTCTATCTCCCCAGTCTTTATTAACGTTTTGGGATCAATAGTCTTTAATATGTATTTATATTCTGCCACTATTCATCAGGTTGTTGTAAATCTATAATCTCTTGATTAGCTTCTAATAACTGTTGTCTAAGTTGAGATATTTCATCCAATAAAGGTTGTATATCTTCTGTGTCTTTATCAAACTCTAATAATGCTCCACTAGTTTTTATAAGGTATTCATGGGAGTTAGTTTCTCCATTCAATGGTATTTCATTAAAAAGATTTTCATATTCCACAAAGAAATCCTCTACCGTAAACTCTGCTTCAGCAGCGTCCGGTTGACCAAACGTCTTAAAAGATCTATCAATAACTTTATCTAAATCTTTCTTGTCGAGTTGTGTTTTGGATATTCTTAGTTCATTAGCCATGTCTAGTTACCTTGAATATATTTTTATTATCTATAACGATAGTACTATCATTTACAGTAGTTTTAACTAACAATCTATAATATCTTTCTGGTTGAAAAGATTCCATATAGATGTCAAAATAGCTACTTGTATTATCTGCGCTTATCTTAGTATGGTTACTAAAATCTACTATCATTTCTCCACTATATTCGTCTTTAACCCCCCAATATGATAGTTGAGGAAGTTTATATTCAGTTAGGTAAATAGAAGAAGTTGTAAATGTTCTGGTAGGATACTTTGGTCTAGCTGATAATCTAAATCTTATAGAGTCAGTATCAGCATATTTCTCCTTATGGTTTTTTATACCAATAGTTGCTATATCAGTAGACAGCTCAGTTAATGAGCTACTATAACTGGAATCATCCCATTTGAACTCTAAATAAGGAGGAAAGATAGTATTTGTATCTGATCCGAAGTATTTAAGGTTTATAGATGATGTAGTGTTATTTTCGTTATCAGGTGAAAGTTTTAACATTATACCTGCATTTCCGTATGAACTAGAGTAATGACTATGTACTATGCTTGTTACGTCTATATCTAAGTCTTGACTAAGTTTAACACTTTTAGAAACAAAAGCTAAAGAAGATGATATATAATCACCTCCAAGTGAAGTCCAAGCATCTTGTTGTGCTCCTTTATACTTCCAACTACATCCTGTTTTATTAAGAGGTAAGTCGTCTCTTTTACCTAATCCAGTAGTCCAAGATCCATTTACTGCTAATGCGTGTAATATGTAATCTTCTGGAAGAGACCCTGCTTCTGCTAGTGAAAGGTGTAAACTACCAGTCCATTGACCTGTTACTTTAGAGTTAATAGTAGACTGTATTTGATTAGTATAAAACTGAATAAGTGATCTTTGTACTCTATGAGTATCATCTATGTCTTTATACGTACCAACCTCTAGTATTTCGTCTAAACCAGCATTGCCATATATATTGCTAATGTTTGGTTCTGACCAAATAGTAGTATCTTTTTCGGGATATATTCTAAATATTGCCATTATAATGATGTTACTCTTCCTTCAATATCAGTATCAGGATATTTTACTTCAAATATACTAGGATCAAAAGAAGGATAAACTACATTCTTCTTTGTTGCTCCTTTTACGTCATATGCATATTGAGAGTAGTTTCCTCCAACTTTGTTAACTACTTCTATACTCTCTACTGTTTGTACTCCTTTAACATTATCTAATAATGTGTATGCTGGTGAAAGATTAATAGGTTGATTAATAGACCAGTTTCTTATATCAAAAAATGTTTTTAGTTTTCTATTACATTCTAATAATACATCTCTAGTGATAGCACCAGGTAGTGTTACTATTTCAAACTTTACACCAATATTTACCACAAATGCATCTAAGATGTTTACTCCATCTGCAATCATAGTAAACTGAGATAGATATGTTTTTAGGTTTTCTTTAAGACTATACGGCGTAGATGTTAGATTACCATTATTATTATATGCTAATGTATAAAGTGATATAGCTAATGGATTAGTACTAAGTAGACTATTACCCTGATTAGGAGGTGTAGTTTGAGTTACATATACTTTTGCTATAGTACCAAATCTAGATGGTAATGATAATGCTCTTACTGCATAATCTTGTAATGTTACTGTTCTTTGCTGTTCAGCAAAAGATTTTAAACTATTCTGTCTCAGCTCTTCTGTTGAATCTCCATCTTTACCGCCAAAAGCTGCTTCTGGGTTATTAAATGCTAGGGTAGCTTGATAAGTTGTATCAGTAGCTGTAGATGTAGCAGTAGTAATAGAGTTAATAGTATTAGAAGGAACATTAGCAGATGTACCTCCTCCAGTCAAATATCTTATAGTTAATGTTACGTTAGTAGGAGCTAGTCCATAAGTACTTGTAAATAAGAAGTTAGATGGATCATATGCTTTATATAGTTCTCCTACTCCAGTACCATCAGTTATACTGTTGTCAGTTCTAAAAGGATCAGGTAAGAATGAATCTTCGTTACCTCCTGATATACCAGAACCGAACTGTATTTGTAAAACTCCTTTAGATGTAAATCTAGTTACAAATCTTCTTGGTACTTTCTTTACTTTAAGTTTATTAGGAGCAAGATTAGAATCAGTACTAGTATTACTTTCTTCGTTAAATACTGTATCTTGACCTAAAAATGGTACTTCAGTCCATGTTTTACCATCACTGTCAACAATATCTAATACTCTAATAATGTTTTCATCTTCTATATTAATGGTAGCAAACTTTTCTGCAGTAGTATAAGTCTCTGTAGTTGATTGAATAGTACCAGAAAATGCTTTAACTGACTTAGATAAAGTAAACTCTGCTGGTTTTCCGTTTTCATCTACTGAGTATATTTTAATATCAGTTGGGTCGAATGAGCTACTAAATGTAAAATCTACTGGTTTGTTAGTTAAGAAGGTAGCTCTACCATCAGTGTTAGATGTTATAACTGCTGAATCATTAACTTTTAATGCTTGATTCCAGTTAGGAGTAAATCCTGCTGTAGCAGCTACGTTTTGAGTTACAGTTAATGTAGTTTCGGCTGGTGTGCTTACTTTTGGTTTATAACCCATCATATATGCTAATGAATATAGATTAGATGGATTTTTTGCATGTTGTAAGAATGTCTCTTGAAGTTGAGTATCTTGATAAAAAGATAGTACATCACCTACATAGGCTGCCATCTCAATAAACATAAGTCCAGGTGATGATGGACTAAAGTCATTGTATGCATCGGGAAAGTAGTTTTTAGCATACTCTATAAGCTGGTTCTTAAAATCACCAAACTCTTTATTAATATACTTTATGTCTCTTGTTTCAGCCATTTTTAATCAAAGTTTATTACTACTTCATCTTCAATATTAGTATCAGATACTTTATATTTTAATGCAAACTGAATAGTTCCTGTGTCAGGATCACCTACAGTGTTTATATCTATAGGTATTATTCTTGGAAAAAATATACTAAGGTCTTCTCTTACTAAAGAATCTACTCTTCTAATAGAATCTTGATTAAGATTTTCAAATAATAAGTTTTGTAGTTCGTTACCAAATAGAGGATTTAAATATCTCTCTCCTCTTGCTGTAAGAAAATAGTTAATAAGGTTAGTCTTTATAGCATCTTTAGTTTGAAATGTCTGATTAAAGACAGCTTTACCTGAGAAAGGTAGTGATACTCCAACCGCTTTACGAGGTTGTAAATCTAACGGATCTATTTTTTTTACTTCTGTTGGCATTATAATGTACCTGCTCTATTTTTATCTTTTTTCATTGATGCATCTAATATAGATTTTGCTTTTCCTACAAAATCAAGTTGTGTGATATCGATACCCGGCATAGGACCTTTATGTTCTTTTGTCATTTGGGTAGACATCATAGATGCAAAGTTTGGTTTTTGTACGCCTTGACCTACAAAGTTAGCTGCTTCTTCTCCTGTCATATCAGCTTTAGTAGCATTTAACATTTCATCAAGTGTTGCACTTTTACCTACAGACCATTTTTTTGGTTGACCTTTAGGTACTTCTGCATAAGTTTGAGATACTTGTTTAGTAGGAGTACTTGCTATTTTAACTGCTTCAGTTAACATTTCTTGTAACTCCTCCTTAACAGCTGCTCTTACTTCTTCTCGTATTATCTTTCTTAGTTGATCGAGTTTCATATATATAAATAGTTTAGTTATGGAAGTTGATTATCTAATCTAAATTTTACTTCGTCTAAAAGTACATTTACATCAGAACTAAATGAGGATTGCCCTTTTAACACGGCTACTCCTTCATCTATTGTTTTAGCTACTGCAAATCTTTTTGGTGCAATAGCAGGTGAGTTAGGATCTTTTTGTATCTCTAACAAATATTTTATACCGTTAGCAGCAATATAGTTAAAATCTAAATCTTCTCCACTATCATCTTGCTTACTATCGTTTATTTTATCTAATAGTTTTTTTATACTATTTTTAGCATCATCACTTATATTACTATCTTGTAACTTATTTAACCCATCAGCAAGTGCGGCTAAAGCAGCATCTGGGTTATCTGTATCAAAATCATTTTCATTAAATCTACCATCAGTACCAGATCCTGTTCCTGCTATTAAACAGTTATCAGTATCACCAGTTTTTATTTGCTCTTCAGTGCATAGTGTTTTTGGATTAGTAATACCGTTTTCGGTAAGATTACCGTTTCCTATAAAAGTAGGACCTAGAGTAGAAAATATTAAAACACCATCTTCATCTAATAATCCTGCTTCATCTAACTCTTCTTCTGATATGTTACCGTTACTAAGTTCATCTTCTAACTGTTTTGATATAACACATGATGTAACAGCGTTATCAGCTCTACTAACTATATCTAAAGTTGCTGATAGAGAAGAAGAAGGTGCGTCTAAAACTGCTTCTATAGTACCAATAATTTCTTCTATCTGTACTACAAACTCTCTTATCTTAACTAATAAATCTGAATATTTAGTTGTTATTAATAATGGTAGACCGAAACCAGGTGGTACAGATTGTGGTATAGGGAGTGATGTAATAACCTTTATTATTGCTTTTAACCCTTTCACAGGAGGTTTAAGTTTTTTAGGTAGTTTTTTAAACTTAGATAATCTTCTATCTATTCCTCCTAAAGCATTACTTATACCTGCAGCTTGATTTTGAAGTCTTCCTAACTTATCTGAAGAAGGACATCCTCCACTTCTTAAACTATTAGCTATGTTTATAGTTTGACTAATAGCATTAGCTGATATTTTACCTTGCAGTTTACCAACTATCTTGGCAATAGCTGCTCCCATTTTCTGTTCTTTGAGATGTACGTATGCCATTATTCAGTAAATACTTTTTTAGAGTGTAGTTGAGGTAGTTTATTTATTAAGATTTCTAACAACGGTAGTACAGTATTACCAGTAACAATAAGTTTAGCTATTGCAGCTGGTGGTGCTGGTGGTAGTTTAGCCATCGTATCAGCTAAAGTTTTGACTTGTTTTGTTAAGTCATTTAACCATGTTGTAGAAGTCTTTCCTTTTAACACAGGTTCATGTTCTCTTTTAAGAGCTGCTGCTCCTAAATAAATCTTTTTAGCATCTAATCCTACATATTCTTCTCCATCTAGTGATACTGTTTTAGCGTTTAGCCCAATACCTTCTTTAGCGGATATTAAAGTATGTTCATCATATGCGTTAAAATATAATCTTCCAGAGTTAATGATTACTTGAGAACCTTTAAACTTATCTGCTTTTTCAGGTTCATCTTTCCAACTCTCTCTTTTTTCATTTGCTTGTTCTAACTCTACCGTATGATCAGAAGTTAAGTAAATAGACGATTTATCTTCATTAATATCTTCTAAAACAGATTCATCTCCTGATTCTGCTTCTTTTTGACCATTACGTATAATAGTAAGTGGTTCCCCATTATTACTATCATCTATCCATATATTAGAATCGTACTTAGTACCGGTCATTCTTATGGATTGACCATGTCTTCCTTCGATAGATATATCACCTGGAAATAGTTGTAGAGGGTTTACTTTATCTGTTTCTTCAAAATAATCTCCAAAATCAGCTTCACTTTGTTGGTCTTCAAACTGACCGGTATCAGGATAAGCATTATGATGAGGATGGTTCCACATTGGTACTACTTGCCTCCAATATGTTTTAGTAGAGTTAGGTCCAGTACTTCTTCTTTCGGATGATAGTGATACTATCTCCACTACTTCACTTTTAAGAGGTACTCTTTTTATATTTACATCAGAACAGAATGCAAATCTTAGTTGAGTGTCATCTTCTTCTTTTTTAGCTCCTGATAAAGATCTAAAGAACACTCCATTTATAGCTTGAGAGCCTCCATAGTCATCAAACTTAGGGTGAAAGGAATCAGTTATTACATCTACAACACGAGCAAAAGTACTAGATGGTCCACTACCACCACCGCTTCCAGCTGCAGAAGAACCTCTACCCTGCATAAAACCGGTACTAAATGCCATCTTCCTGTTCTTCTTCTTTTGTTTCTATTTCGTTTTTAACTTCTTCAGATTCTTCTAATAAATCTTGTAGTTCTGAAAAGTCAAACATATCTGATCCGTCTCCTTTAGCATTAGCTGTTTCTATTCTTTGAACAATAGTAGCTAGTTTAATAAGAGCTTCATCATTTTTAACTCCTATCTCCATGTACTCTTTTATCATAGGAACGATTAAAGTAGCGTCTCCTATGTTTTCTATAAGAGGTTTAAGTTCTCCTATTAATGCTTTTACTTGAGCTCTAGTTGTAGTAGAGTTATCATGTATTTCTGAAAAGAGATCAGATAGAGTTTTTCCGTTAAATATTTCTTTATCTAAACCCATAATAAGTTTTATTATAAATAGAGTTACTGAGGATTATTTGAAATAAGACCTTCGTCGTAGTAGTATTGATACTTTTTAATCCAGTGTTCTTTAAGAACGGAAATAACTTTTGTTAAATGAGGAGTCTCACAATCAGTCATTTCTCTTATATAAATGTATAGGGCTTTCTTTTTGAATAAATCTAAATCGTGTCTAGTTTTAAAAATAGTTAAAACTGCATCTGCAATCTGTTTATCTTGTACCTTATGAAATAGTTCATCTAACTCTTCATATACTTCATTTATCCAATCATCTAACAGGTTAGCTAAAGTAACTCCTGTAGTTGATTCGTAACTTATAGTATTATCATAAGATTCCTCTATATCTGAGAAAGAACCAATCTGTTTTAGTCTCTTATAGTTCTTATTGTTGTAGTTTATCAACCATCTCTTAACTATAGTACCGAAATAAGAATATGCTTTTGCTCCATTTGTTGGATCAAACTTCATAATCTTCTCTTCTAGTAAAACAGAAACAATCTCATGTTTGAGATCTTCTATTCTTTCAACATCTGTGTAGTAAAACTTAAAAGTATGTATAATATTCTCTGCTAACTTATAAAAAGGTAGGTAGATGTGGTCTGTAAATATTTTAGCTCTGTAATCTGAGTCGGTAGAGTTGTTATACTTAACTATATAGTCTTCTGTCTCTTTTGTAAAGTAGTTAGCTTTGGATTTTTTCCTTGGCATAATCGTCGGGGAGTATAAAACGGTTTAAATCGTCTTGTACTTTTTTCATATTTGTAAAAAACTCACCAACTTCATCATCTGACTGAAAGACCCCTCGTTCGTCTAGATTTTTCAAGTGTTGGTCACTTTTTTTTATTGTTTCTGATAGAGTCTCTAAAAACTTAGTTTGATTTTCTAAGATATCTTCGTACTTCTCTACCTTAAGTAGTAGATTTCGTAAAATATAACTAAAAATTAATAAAAAGGCAACTAAAAGTGTAATAATAATGTTGTAGGCGGTGAAAAACTCTTGCATTTATAGATTTTTTAACATATTACTAAGTCCTTGTGATGCATTTACACGTTTACCTGTAGAGGTTTTTGTTTTTTGTGTTTTCGCCATAGTATTACCACCGTTCCTCTTCCAAATATCATATTCAACCTTGGAAGCAAGGAAGTCGGCACTGTGAAGTACACTTACTATTGAAGTTTTCTGTCTAGAACTCTCTTGATAACTAAAAAAGTAGGCTTCATTAGCTTTATCAAACACTCCATCGTGTAATCTTATACCTAACCACTCTTTTTGACTTACCTTTATCCCGAACTTCTGTAGTATGTACAGTGATCTATCGGGAATAAGCATAAAGTCTAAGTCTGAGTTGTAGGTATACATCTCTGATAGTTTATCCTGACGCCATTTATCGGTCTGAGGTTGGTAGTTTTCTTTATCTCCATCACCTAGTTTACCTAAATCATGGAATAAAGCGGCAAAGACAAGTTCTTCTTCGGTGTAATCTACTGTTCCACCCATCTCTTGATATAACCTAGACTGTTTCACCGCATATTCCACAACTCTATTAACATGATCGACATAACCACCTGCGAAAGCATTATGGTGCCATGATTTACCACTGGCAGGAGCCATTATGTAAGTTTCCTCCATGTGAGAAAGAAGTTTCTTCACTGAGTCTTTACGGTCTCCTATGTAAGTATCTACTATTTTAAGATGCTTTTCGTAATTTTTTTGTATTGTTTCGGCCGATAATGACATATTAGATTAATTTTATTTATTATTTATATATATTTATATACTTATATATTATCTTTTATATATCTATATATATTTTTATATAATATAAATTAAGATAATGATTATTTTTCAAAGAATCAACTATTCTACAATAAATTTTATAAAAAGTTCCTTTTCTTTGTAGTTTATACCGGCATCCCAAAAGATTACCGCTTTAACATCTATAGTATCCCCTTTCATTTCGGGAGGAAAAGGTCCAACTATACGTTTGCCGTAAAGAGTATTAGATTCTCCCTTCTTAGATAAGTTAACTCTACTAGACTGTACTACTGGAATAATATCATAACCTACATCTATAGTAGTATCCGTATAAAAGTTAGCTTGAGCAACAGGAGTTTCATTGTACCACCAATAAGGATCGGTAGCATCTGCATAGACATCTATAGAAAAACGTGGAAAATACTCTCCATTCCAATCTAAATCTATATGATAATAACCATTACTATCTAGATTTCCTGGTAACTCTAATGAAGCATCACATGATCCATCATAACATACTTGAGGAATATCATCTTTACTACATGAAGCAAACATAGCTAGCATGAGAACTAATAAACCTATACCTATTATAGATTCTTCTCCGTTAGCATAAACATAGGAAGTGATTTGACGTAGCATCCATACTACTAAATAAACTAAAACGACGGTGAGAACACCGAAAAGAAAACTTGTAAACATAACCTTGATTTTTATATACTATAAATATAAGAAAAAAAAATCGGGGAGGCAACTGTTTTTTATAAAAAGCTTTAGCTCCTCGCGCAAAACGCGCACGAGTTGCACCGCGATTATATCATCTTAGTTAGCTTCTTAGGCTTATATTCAGCCTTCAGCAATAGATCTATATACTTTTTAATAATAGCACACTTCTCATATTGTTCAAGTTTCTCGTAATATATCCTCAAATAATCTAAAGAACCTTTAACCTCTCTATTATCGAAAGCCTCTCCTATCTTATAGATCTCATCAAAAGAGGAACTATCTATCCTAAGTAAATAACCGAATAGTTTATTGAAGTACTTATATCGTGTTATATTACGTACCTTCTTATAGTGCTGGGGGTATTGCTTCATATACATCATATCCATCATGTGGAAGTTTTCAACTCCTCTGAGTACCATACCCATTAACACGAAAGGGTTATTGAGGGCATCCTCCATACCGTGTTCCTTGTAGACTTGCTCGTCACCTTGCTCAAATATTGAGAATAATGTGTTAGGATCTATTATAGGTTTCATATAGTATAAATAGTACTTCCTATAAGCTAAAATTTTGTTCGCAAAATTCCTACCGTTTTTGTAGATTTTTCCAAAAAAAGTTCTTATATTAAAGTATATGGTAAAGCTAGATATACAAATAGGTGATACTATCTTAATGGGTAAGTTCAAGAATAAGAAAGTTAAGATAAAATCTATCGAATATGATGAGTTTGGTATGCCTCTGATTAACGGTAGACCTGGATGTACATTTAGAATGGTTCCTAATCCTAGAAAATGAGTCAAAGTTTTATAATATCGGCAGTTACGTTTATCATAGTTATGGTCATCTTTCACCTCCTAAGAGATGTTATCATAAGAGTAATGGAAATAGACGTAGATAGTAATAAACTTCAGAAGTATAATAAAAGATGGTTAATAAGTACGGCTATAGGCCTAGTAATACTTTATCTTATATATTAAACTAATGAAAAAGACTAACTGGGGACTAATAATAGTATGGGCTTTTATATTATATTGCCTATATACGTTTTGGAAGATGGTGTGGTTTACCTTTTTTTAGTCTTATCCTGTAAATAACCTACAAGACAGAAGACCATCCATCCTCCGGCTAATGATAATATGATTATGTGTTCATTCATCTTTCTTATTATCAAGGGTGAATAAAGTGTGTATGATCATAGCCACAAGTCCGTGTAGGAAGATCTTAGGTGTACCGATTTCAAATGGTATCTGACCTTGGTAGATTCCGAACATATATAGAAAGCAGGCAAATACGTTTATACCCACTACCACTTGACCCATTATATTTCTTACTCTATTGTTCCACATACGTTTTAGTATAAGGAAAATAAGTATGAATACACATATCTCTATAAGAAAGGCTGTCATAATATCTATCTTTATTATATATAAATATATACATATATAAAAACCTATATACCGAAAATTATCAGAGGGAGATTTCTTAGTAAAGCGCACCCGAGACCCTTACGAGCCCTATAGGGAACGATACCGGCACTGTTATAGCAGTATGAGGTAACTATGACAGAAGCCGGCTATCGACCTGGCCGAAAGTATGAAAAACGGCCTTGTATATTTTTACTGGAGGTACCTGTGTGGGTTTATTTTATAATAACAAACCCTTTTTAATATTAATCAGCATTTAACATTATACCATCTTCATTATAATAAACACTATACCCTCCACTACTATCTTTTAATACTAACTCAACAACAACATCTTTATAACTTACTTCATTATTATCTTCATCATAAAATATATCATCATCATTAAATACTTTATCTAACTCCTCTCTATCATCAATACTAATAATAATACCTCCATCACATTCATCATATTCATCTAATAAATTATATCTAACTCCATTATTAAATACAACACTTTCATTTCTATACTCTTTACTTTTTTCTACTTTAAACATACTTTTTATTTTTAAATTAATATACTATTTCAAACTTCTTTTCTATCTTATCAATATACTCATCAATATAATCTCCATCAACTAAATAACTATCCTCAATCTTCTTAATATCTTCTCTATTACTATCATTTATCTCAATCCACACCTCACTACTCTCATCACTCATACTCAATAATATTATCCCATCACCAACTTCTTTATACATTCCAAACTCATCAATAATATATTCCATATCTTCTTCAATACACTCTTTCTTAAAATCTTCATATCTATCCAATATATCTTTCTTATCAATATATCTTCTATCAACTTCAACTTCACCTCTACTTCCAAAACCAATAAATAAATAATCTTTTTCCATACTTTTTATTTTTAAACTTATCTAAATATAATACTTTTATTTCTAATAAACAAATATTTTAATATATATTTTCAAACTATTTCATTTATATTAAAATAATATTATTTATATTACACTCATATCTTTACTTTCTCTAAATCTTTTTCTTTTAATAATCCATCTTCTTTTATAACCACTTCCACTATCATTAATATTTCTCTTCTCCATTAACCCACTTCTTCTACACCACATCTCAAACCTATCACTATAATCTCTCACTCTCCATCTACTACTTCTAAAATTATATAATCTACTAAATAAACAATCATCACTAAAATAATTATTTTCAATATCACTTAATAACATTTCATTTTTATCATTATAATCTAATATTTCAAATAACTCATTTCTAAATAACTTATCCATATTTTTATTTCCATAAACATCTCTATCACTCACCATTAAAATATTATAACTATCTCTCCTCATATACATTTTATCAAACTCTATTCTAACTATATCATTACAATCATTAAACTTATCATAATAATCTTTCCATTTTATTCCATAAAATAAACAAACATCATCATTTAAAAACTTATAACTTTCACAAACTTTTTCTAATCTATTAAAAACTTTTTTATTTAAATTTCTCATACTTTTTACTTTTTTAAATTAATATTAAACTTTTTTTAAACTTTTTAAACTTATATAAATATAATAAAAATATTTCAATTTACAAACTTTTTTATTATATATTTTTATAAAACTTTTTCACTAAAATCATTTAAATATATTTCTAAACACTCTTCTAAAAACATATCTTCTCCTTTACATTTCATTTTACCTCTTTCATATCCTCCTTTAATACATTCAATCAACTTCTCATTACCTTTATTATATTCAACATACCATTCTTCACTATCATCACTCATATTCATAACAACAATATTTCTAACTCTATTAATCTCATATCTTCCAAACTCATCTATCAAATATTCACAATCATCTTCATAACATTCTTTCTTCCAATCCTCCCACCATACATCAAACTCTTCTTCTTCACTACATAAAATATCATCAATATCTTCTAACCATCTACTCCCAAACCTCAACTTACAATACCATCTATTATCACTCTTATAATCTCCTTCCTTAAACTTTCCTTTAACTTCTTTTTCTACTTTATCTAATTTATCTTTATAATTCATACTTTTTATTTTTATTATTAAACTTTATTATTTTTTAAAAACTTATATAAATATAAGAATAAAAAAGGGAATAAAAAACTGTTTTTTAGTTGTTTATTAAAAAAGTTTTTCGTACCTTTAGCAAATGTTTTTAGTTCAACCAGTCATACCGTATTGCACGCTCAAGTACTCTTGGGCAGGGTGTGGTTTGCAAAAATGTACCCAGGGAACTTCCGGAAGGGTATATAGGAGAATCTATATAGAAAGCTATATAGGCAGTTAGAAGGCCATTTCTATATCTAGAAGGGACATTCTATAAGTAGTCTTCTGAGACATCATATCATAAGAGTAAAGAGAAAGACTGGTATTACCTACCTTACTTACATTCATACCTCTAAAGCTATTCCAGATACTATAAGTCAAATCTCCACCATAAGAGCTATAGGCTTTTATTTCGTATACATCATCCTTATAGGCAACCTTAATCCTTTCATCCGCTTTTAACGCCAATATAGCCGTACGGATGGATGATGCTTTCTTAACTTTATCTGAATAACTAACCTTTTTCATAACCTTTATTTTTAAATACAACATAAATATACGAACTATTTTCCATATATCCAACTGTTTTTACGGTTTTTTTTGGTCTTATATAGAAAAAATAGAAGGGAGGGACAGACAAACCTTACTTATCTCATACCTTTCCAACACATCTCTCTATCGTCATTCTATACAATCTCGTTATTTTCATTGCTCGCTCGTTGCTCGTTAAGGGCTCGTGATACACGTTTGCTCGTAAAAATAGACGTTAGCTCGTACATTAGTACCGTCCTTATGGAACTCTCTTTTACTCTCTATCTCTCCTATTGAATCAAGTTTCTTCTTAATAGAGGTGTTGTCAAAATCATTCCTATCATCAGATACCTTCTTAATAGTTTCCAGAACCGCCATTCCAAATAACATTATTATAAAACATAACATACACACAATAGCAATATTTGCAGAAGTTTGTTTGGATGGACGATCATAATAATCCCATTCTTTAGTTCTACCTTCTAATAGGTTAGGTGTTTTTTTATCTTTCATTCTTATTTTGTTAAAAATGCGCGTGGCGACTTG